TAGAAAGGCAATTAAGTTAATTGTTGGCGAAATTAAGTCTCGAAAAGATCCCAATGATAGATGGGAACATTGGGAGTTAGGAGAGAATCCGAGTGCTGATAAAGCTAAAAAGCTTATTGAGATGAGAAAAAATTGTTCTCCAAAAAAAGAAGTTAAGTTATCGAGGAGAGATCGAGATATAAAAGAAAAAACTGATTTACTGGCAAAGCATTACGAAGTTCCGGCAATGTTTGGTGGTTTATTTATCTCTGAGCTTTATTTATCTGAGTGCGATAATCCGACGGATTCAATGGCAAAAAGTATGGCGGAGAGTTTAGGGCTATTGTAAAAACGTGTCTGGCCATCTATCGTCTCTATGTGGAGCCAATAAAGATAACTCTTAAAATGAAACCTGTTACGCTCAATCATACTGAGCGTTCGGCAATAATACGTGGGAAACATATGCGTTTTCCCTCAAAGAAATACAAGGTATTTAAAGGAGAGTGCGATGCCGTTCTTAGAGCTTATAGTAATGATTTTAAAAGAATGGCCTACGCTTTTGATCCTCGGGGGCATTTTTTCATTATTAATTATGTATTCTATACTCCTGAGCTTATTGCTAAAAGCGGAAAGAATAAGGGTAAAATTTCTCGCCGATCGATGGACTTATCCAACCTAGAAAAACCTCTAGAGGATCAAATATTTAAGCAGTTCCAAAGATACAACTCTGAAATAGATGATTGCCAGACTTGCTCAGTAACAAAGAGAAAGGTTTTCGGCAGTGAGTTTAAGATAGATATTGAAATTAGTTTGGGTGATCTATGAGCGCTTGTGATTGTCACTGCGGTGGCATTTTAGTGGTTAGCATGTTTGAAGAAAGTATCTATATTTGCTCGGACTGTCATACTAGGTATAGAATGGTAGTAACTGAGCATGGTGGCTTTAAAATGGTTAACCTAAATGAAAAAAGAAAAAAAGCATCCTCTGGATAAACATTATGTTAAGCGAGAGATGAAAAAGGCGAGGTCTCTGCTTATAGACTCTACCGATTGCTTTTCACGCGCCCAGGATGCTATTAAGAGGTTTGACTGTAGAGATCTTTTAATGGACTTTAATAGTGGATTAATAGGCTTTACTGAGAATATTTGGGATGCGGTTGAAAAAATAGATTTATTTAATAAGAGACTCGACCGAATGTTGGATTACTACGAGGAAGAGGATGCCAAAGAAGAAAGCGCCAAAAAAGACATCAAAAAGATCCACTAAAGAGAAACTTAAGAAAAGATCCTTTGGCGGTCGGCCTATAAAGTATAAACCTGAGTTTTGTGAACAACTTTACGAATCCCTGAGCCAAGGATATTCCGTTGAGGCATCTTGCGCAGTTATAGGAGAGATATGCGAGGATGGAAAGCCGGAGGGGATATCTAAAGACACTATGTATCGTTGGTTCAGAGAATACCCCGAGTTTTCGTACGCCAAAAAAAGGGGAATCGAGGAAGGTAGACGCATGTGGGAGACATTAGGCATCCGCCATATCACCCATTATAAAGACGGTGTTCAATTAAATTCAGCGGTTTACTGCTTTAACATGAAAAACAGATTCGGCTGGTCGGACAAACCAGAGGAAAGGAGCGAGGAGAGTGTCAAGCCATTTAGACTCAATTACAACCTCGATGACGACGACGAGTGATCCAACCAAAGACGAGCTACTCGCCTGGCAAATAGAGATCAACGAAGCTTGGAACGGTCAACTATCTGTATTCTACGAGCCTAGAAAGCCACGCAACGAGGGCACTATTGTGGAATACCCAAAGAAATATATCCATGAAATGCAGTTACTTGGCTATATATATCTAGGAGACCTCTAAATGGATTTAACTTGCTCGCAATGCGGTAGAGAGAACTGGAAAATTGTCGATTTTTACGAAAAAAAGATGCAATCCTATGCCGACCTATTCCTAACTCAAGTAAGCGAAAGGGTGCTTACCCATGTTACCATGCATGAAAAATGGCCTGATATGCAGGTTAGTGAAGTTGATGGGAAAATACAGGTCGACTTTCTATGAGTTCAACCCCCTCTCTAACCGAGTTTGATCCTCGAGTAATACCGTGGCAATACGAGGTTATCAGAGACATTAGAAAGAACTTTGACTACGGTGAGACGATAGACGATAGAAAGGTTCATGAGATCCTTTTAAGCGGCTCCGTTGGTTCGGCAAAGTCATTATGCCTTGCTCATATTGCCATTACTCATTGCCTGTTTAATCCTGGTGCCAAGTTTCTACTAGGCAGACAATCTATGCCCGACCTTAAAAGCACCATACTTTCCAAGGTGTTAGAGCATATGGATGGGGATCTAGTTGAAGGGAGGGATTACACCTTTAACCGTCAAGATGCCCGCATTGACTTTAAAAACAAATCTCAAATCATCACCAGGTCATGGCACGATAAACAGTTTAGGCGACATTTTAGATCGGTAGAACTATCAGGAATCGGTATTGAGGAGCTTACCGAAAACGACGTTGATTATTGGCCGTTTTATGAGGAGCTTAGGCAGCGTATTCCCAGGCTACCGCATGTAAAGGAAAACATTATAGTTTGCGCAACAAACCCCGATAGTCCATCGCACCCAGCACACGATTACTTCATTAAGGGTAGCGAGAAGTTTGAAACAAGACACGTCTACTATTCACTCACAACCGATAATCCATTCCTTGGTAGAAACTACGTTAACCAATTGCTCCAAGATTTGGATGAGCGAACCGCGAGGAGAATGGTATACGGCGAGTGGATTCATATTGACACTGACGTTATTTACCATTCTTATTCGTCGGACAACTTTAAAAACGAAACCTATAAGATTGATACTCGTTATGATGTCCATTTTACTTTTGATTTTAATATTGGAGAGGGTAAGCCAATGTCTGCTACCTTTTTTCAGTTCATAAAAAACAAGAAAACAAAGCAGTTTGAGTTTCATTTCTTCAACGAGGCAGTAGTCGAAGGTGCAGACACGCTTGATTTGTTAAATGACATGGCAGCGAGAGGTCTATTTGATTACAACGCAATCTATCGCTATCACGGTGATGGAACTGGTCACTCGAGGCATTCGGCATCAAAAAGAAGTGACTATGACATTATCGAGAAGTTTCTCGCCAACTATAGGCCTAAAGACGGCGAAAAGCGCCGATATATTAAAGAGGTCAACCGATCAAATCCGCCTGTAAGAGAGCGCCACAACCTTGTTAACGGTTATTGTAAAAACAGTCATGGGCAAGTTAAGCTATTTGTTTACAGGGATTGCCCGACGCTTGATGAGGGGCTTAGAAAGGTTAAGCTTAAGAAAGGTGGCAGCTACGTTGAGGATGATAGACCGCGTTATCAGCATGTTACAACCGCCGCAGGCTATGGGATCGTGTATTGCCATAATCACCATAGGCAAAAAGAAAACTACAAAGTAAGATTTTATTGAAGTGATACAATGAGGATTATATGGCCATAGATATCTTAGATGCCAAAACGGCAATGCAAATCATTAACGACATCGAAAGCGACCAAAACAGGGAGCGCAGGCGATACGAGTTTAAGCAGCACTTATGTTATTCGGGGCAGCTTGATAAGTTTGTCATGCAAAAGCTTCAAAAGATGCTACCTCGTGACTCCAAATGGATGGAACCGGTCGACATCCGTGTTTCTAAAAAAATAGTTGATAAGCTTTCAAAGGCATATCGAATGCCTCCAAAGAGGTTTGTTTTTGACAAAAGGTCAAATCAGAAAAACGATCAAAAGACTCAAAGACAACACAAGATCTATTCCGAGGGCAAGTTCAACAATGCCCTTATGCACTTTGATAACAAGGTTAACTTGCATAAATACGCTTGCCTTTGGATTACTAAGAGAGAGGGCAAACCAATAACAGCAGAGACGGTTCCGGCAAGTGCTGTTTTTCCGATATTTAACCAAGATACTGGTGATCTCGAGGCAGTTGTCCTTAACTATCCCGGAACTGACATCACTCACGATCACTTAACTACTAGTGATTCAAATACCGATAAGCTTGTAAGGGGCACTTCCTTTAGGGGTGCCGATGGGATCAACCAAATCATTGCCGAGTCACGACTAGACTCAAACACCACTGGCAGCACTTATGCCATGTGGTCAGAGACTCAACATGCAGTTTATGAAGTTGAAAAGGTGTTAGCACCCGATGGATCAACTAAAATAAATGTTAACTATGTTGCTCAAACTCAAGATCCCGAACTAAATGGGGTTAATGACCTAGGGGTTATCCCCTTTGTGTTCTTCTCTACTGAGCCAGGTGTGGAGCTACCAGTTGAAAACCCTGTTACCAGGCAAACAATCCTTATTAACTGCCTGTTAAGCGCTCTTGCCGCCGCATCTATTAGAAATATCGGCGTTGCTAAGCTCAAAAGACCTATGGACGTTCATGTCGAGGGACTCGAGCAGGGCCTATCAACATTTGTTGATTTGCCTCAACCTAAAAACCCCGATGATGGCGAGGTT